AAGAAGATTCCCTCGAACCACAAGCAGGTGTGGAAAAGAAGAAGAAACCGAAGAAGAAGATGTCCTATTCGTCTAATAAGAGTGACGAATATGGATCGGGTGCAATCTCGCAACCAGCATCAACAGTTGCAAGACTGGCTGGTATGTTGGCGGATGCTCCAGTTATTGGCCCCTATATGAGAGCCACTGAAGTGATCGCGAATAGCACCGCTAGTGTCGCGAAGATGTTCGGTTACTCGCGACCTATTAACCCTGAAGCTCCTTGTACTATGACGCCACGTTATGTGCCTTCGATTAACAATGTGAATATCACTGATGTTTCGGAGAAACTTGCGTTGGATGTTAAGCAGGAATTGTCTATTGACAATAGGATTGTCGGATTGGAATCAACAGATGAGATGACCGTGCGAGGTATTTCAACTCGCGAGTCCTATCTTGACAAGACAACCTGGACTACGTCTGATAGTGTGGGACAAACACTCTTTTCATTAGGAGTGACCCCATGCTATCATAAGACATATGATCCAGGTGCAGGGTACCCAACAGAATACCATTTTACAGCATGTAAATTTGCTGCTACTCCTTTTAAGTTTTGGCGTGGTTCGATGAAGTATCGATTCCAAATTGTCGCCTCTAACTACCATAAGGGCCGATTGCTTGTGCAGTGGGATCCCTTTGGCTATTCAAATAAGGAGATGAATGTCCAGTACTCGCAGATCGTAGATATTGCTGAGGAAAAGGACTTCACGGTAGAAATTGGGTGGGGTAATGAACTTGGTTGGTTGTTCGTTTCGAACCCCTTTGCAGATCGGTACGCACTTCGTTCTGACTATACGGGCACATCAGCTGATTTGAATGTCAATGGTGTCCTAACGGTCAGCGTACTGAATACTCTTACTGCAGCAAATGCCTCTTCCGGAGGCACTATCGAGCTTAACTGTATAGTTTCTACAGGCGACGATTTTGAAGTTGCCGTTCCGTCCAGTAATTGGATTGGAGAATTGACTCCATTTATTCCTGACTATGTCGAGGAATCTGGTATGGAAGAAACTAAGCTCGCGGATGGGGAAAATACTAGTGAGCCATCTGCTCCTCTACAAAATTCCTTAGTAAACACTTTGGGAAATAACCTAGATTTGGCT